AAAGCCGGGCTGACCGTAGTGGGCAAGCATCGCTTGGCCGCGAACTACAGCGAGGCGCTTTCATTGCCGATCAAGAACTGGCTTCAAGAGCAGATACTAAAGCTGCGCCAGGATGTGAAGGAGAACGCAGAGGCTGGCTACCGCTTCGACTCGCTCATCAATATCGTAAGGCAGCGAGGCAATGTGTCAAAGTCCAAAGCTAAGTTCTTGGCCAGGCAAGAGACAGGACTCTTCATGGCGCAGTACCGCAGGCAGCGCTTTTTAGATGTCGGCGTCAGAAAGTACAGATGGTCCACCTCGCATGATGTGCGCGTGCGCCCCGAGCCTGGGCTGTCCGCAGCCGAGAGGATACATGCCGGGAACCACCGCATCTTGGACCAGCAAGAGTTCACCTATGAGAACAAAGCGCCGGCGAGGTACATGTCCATCGGCAAGCCGTGCAACCCTGGCGAGGACTATAATTGCAGGTGCGTGGACATTCCATTGATCGCATGAAACCGGATATCTTTGAGATGTCGGTCTGCTTGCTGACAGCCATCGGCATCATCATATTCTGGGATAAATTCAGGTGAGCGTCACGCCGAAGTTCAAGGAGAAGTACGCGCGCCGCTATTTCCAGCTCATCGAACGAGTCCCTATCCGCAAGCAGGCGATGCTCCAACTCAAGACAGAGATGCGCGCTGAAGGGGTCAAAGTGACGGAGCGTACAATTTACAACTGGATCAATAACTTCTCGTCGTAGCTTTCAAAACTTTTCAAAACATTTCAGCAACTTCCCATTGCACGCTTTACCTGCGGCTGCTAGGATAGCGGTGTGCAAGAGCCGCCCTCGAGCCATCCATTCTTAGGGCCTAGCCAACGGCTTACGTCAGGAATTCCCAACGCTCAAACCCCAGCGGAAAAATACGCTAACCCACCTTTAGCTGGCCGACCTCGTCCGAACTCTGAAAATTTAAACCGACCATATCAGGACACAGAACCAGCCACGCCGCAACCAGTGGCCAATGTAGCGCCTCCCGGCTGGGAAGGAACGGTCAGGAAGATGAAGCATGAGTCCGGCGTGAACAACCCTTTTGCCTTGGCTTGGTGGATGAAGGATCGCGGGTACAAGTCACACAAATGAACCAAGAATTTGCCGCCACGATGGAAAAGGTGAAGCCTTTCATCGCCGACTTTAAACGCGCTCAAATTTTAAACGCCAAGGCCCAGTGGCCTCGCACTTTCAAAGCCCGCTTTATCCAGCCAGGCCTCGTACACTACGACGACATGGGCACCGTTCTTGTTGAGCGACCATGCTTGAACAAGATGGCTCAGTCCTTCGTTGGGAAACCTGTCATCGACGAAGTTCACAAAGATGTGAACCCTGATAATTTCAAGGATATCGCAGACGGCGTTGTCATTAGAGTCTGGACCGATCCCGTCGACGGCTGGGATTGGTGCGAGTTTCTGGTATGGGACGACCAGGCGCGCAAGCACTGCGAGAGCCGCGAGTACAGCGTCTCTTGCGCCTATACTCCTAGCGAGGTAAACCAAGTTGGGGGCAAGCACAACAATTTGGAATATGACGGCGAGTTCCTCAACGGTACCTATACGCATCTGGCCATCGTGCGCGACCCGCGCTACGAGAAGGCGATCATCGTAACAAACTCCAAAGGGGGAAATTCTATGTTCAGCCTATTCAGGAAAAAGGATCAAGAGGAAAAAGCCGAGGTTCGCGCTGATGACGAACTCGAGATAGAAGGCGAAAGAGTCCCCCTCGCCAAAGCCATCGAGGCTTATAACGCTTTAAACGGCATGAAAGACGAGGACACCATCCGCGTCAACGGCAAGAACGTTAGCATCAAGGAACTCAAGAACGCCTATATGGCCGAGTGCAAACGCAAGAACGCCCAGGAAAAAGGCGAGAAGGCCGGTGACCAGGAAGAAGCCGAAGAGAAGGAAAAAGAGGAAGGCAAGAAGCGCGATAAGGGCGAGGCGGCCAATGCCGAGGACGAGGAAAAAGAAGAGAAGGAAAAAAAGAACCGAAAGAATGATGTCGAGGAAGAGTCCGTCGAGGAAGACACTAAGCGGCGCGACAAAGTCGACAAGGAAGCCAAGAACTCGGCCGACGACAAGAAAGCTGAGGAGAAGGGCAAATATGCAAAGGAATTTGCCGAGGTCGCGGAGATGAGAAACAACGAGCCGAGCCTCCCGACCATCAACACCATGTCAGAGCGCCTCGCGTTAGGCAAGGCCCGCTACGGTGGTGTAAAGAACAAGGAGGCCGCATAAATGACTGCCCAACCATCCCTTAACCTAAACCAACTCACACTACAGTCTGTCCTGGGCCAACTGGCGCTAGGGCTGAACGGCGCTCCTGCCCTCACCATCCAAGCGGTAGTGAGCGCGACTGGTTCGCCGAGCCTATCGCCCGGTCAAGCGGTCAAGTTCGATACGACCATCACGACCAACCCGACGGGACTTCCGCCGATCGTGGCCTGCGCCGCGAACGCTTATGCGGACGGCTATATCGTTTATGATGTTAAGCTCGGCGGCACGTTGACCGCAGGCACAATCCTTCAAGTCCTCCTTCAGGGCGCCATGTGGATGCTCGTGGAGGGTACGACCGTCGACTCGGGTTCGGTGCTCGAGGACGGCGCTGATGTCGGATCGATGGAGCCTTTCGCCACTACGGGGAATTATCCGCGCGGCGTATCGTTGGACTATGCCACCAGCGGCCAGTTGTTCAGAGCGTTCCTGACGCCATTCACCATCAAGTCGGCGCAGGCATCCTCACACGCCTGATACCAAGGAGAACACGAATATGAAGAAACCGTTGCTCAGATGGCAGGCAGGCATGAGGATAGACAATGCCGCCGGGACAGTAAACCCAACGAGCCTTGGATATCAGTACACGATCCAAACCACCACGCAAATTCTGCCCGAGAAAGTCATCGGTCAGACCTTCTACACGGTGCCGTTCGAGAAGTTCGTGCCTGTAGAAGTGGGCTTGGCTGCGTGGATGGAGAACATCAAGATCAACACGGGTTTCCACTTGGCTGGCAATTTCTTCCAAGCGCTTTCCTCGCTGTCACAGGGATCGGCCCAGATGGCTAGGGTTGATGTCGGTATCGCGCCCGTGACGGCCGCCATCGACACGTTCACTGCGGGGTATGACTATACCATCGCCGAGATCAATAAGGCCCTCGCCTCTGACAACTGGGACGTGGTCTCAGACAAGATGCTGGCCTTAAAAGAGATGTGGGACCTCGGCTTGCAGTATACGTGTTTCCTGGGAAACCCCAACGACCAGACAAACTTCCCCGGGCTGCTAACGAACTCGGGAGTGACGATCGACACGACTACCATCCCGCAGCTTATCAACCAGATGAGCTCGGCGCAGTTCGCTTCATTCGTGTCCAAGGTGGTCCAGGCGTATTTCGCCAACACCAACGACACCATGATGCCCGATACCTTCGTCATTCCGTATACCGACTGGAATGGCTTGGTGACTCCCGTGAGCGCGCAGTTCCCGAACGTGTCGATGCTGACCTATCTGCTCGACGCTTTCAGACAGGCGACCGGGAACCAGGACTTCCAAATTCTGCCTTTGGCTTATAGCGACACCGCCAACAACGGCACGCTCATCGGCCATTATCGGTACGCCTTGTACCACAAAGACCCGCGGACGCTGCGCATGTTCATCCCTGTGGACTTCATGCTCAACCCTGCGGGCACGGCCAACAACTGGCAGTGGCAGGGCGTGGCGGCTGGACAGTTCACGTCGCCTGTAGTCATTAAGCCGGCCGAGGTGCTCTATTTCGACCATTCGTAAAAAATTGTAAAGCCAGGAGCCAGACCATGCCAGACAAGACGGTAGCAATTCTTAACCTCAGCAAAGCGAACAGGCGGTACGAAGTAAACGGCGGAGAGGACGGGGAAGGAAAGCCGATAAAGCTGAAGATCCTTCCAAACCAGAAAGCGGTTGAAGTGCCGGAGAAGGAGGCGGTTTTCCTCCTGAGCAAGTTGCCGAGCGGTAAGCCGAGGTTCCCGGACCTCATCAACGCTTCTGAATTTAGGCCGGAAGTCACGAAGCAGAAGGAAGAGGCGCTGGCCGAGAATGCCAAGCTTCTTAAAGAGAACGCCGAACTTAAGGCGAAGCTTGAGGAACAGACGAACGTGAAGCCGGAGAAAGAAAGACCGAAAGGGGGATCAAAGAAATGAAGCGCACCATCTTAGCCTTAGCATTCGCATTCGCCCTTTGCGCCAAGGCGCACGCAGGCACAACGGTCTATCGAGTCGAGGTATCGACTCCAACGGACACGCCCATTCTCCTGCAAACTGGGCCTGGCGTGCTTTACGGCGTTGACTGCTCTTCCGGGACAAGCACGGCTTTCGCGATCGCTTATGATGCCTCGAGCACGTCCGGCATCACCTTCACAACCACTGGCAAGGCGATCACGCCCTCCATCTTCAGCAACGCAAACACGGCATCCAGCGTTCCGAACGCAGGCTGGAACCAACGTCTTGGACCGCCTGAGTTCTACAGCGGCCTCGTAGCCTTGACGCATGGCTCAGCCATCAACTGCTTGTTCCGTGTCGGTCCTAACAACGGCGCAAACCCTTGACGGGGAAGGTATGGTGAATGAGTTTTCAACCTCCGACTATCGCGCAGTTCAAAGCACAGTTTCCGCGCGACTTCAAGTACGGTTCGGGGTTTGATACCGTCCAGGACGTCGACATACAGGCAGCCCTGAACATCGGCCAGGGGCTGTTCAACCCCAGCCTTTTCAGCACGAATATCCCGTCTTTCTCGACGCTCATCACTGGCGATACGACATCTGGTTCTGCGACCATCATCAACCTGTCGTCGGTCACTGGCTTGCAGCCAGGTCAGAACATCAGCGGCGTAGGGATACCAGCCAGCACAACCATCCTGCTTGTAGGCTTGACCAGCATCGTCATCTCAGCCAACGCTACGGCGACAGCGACTGGCGTTCAGCTTACCATTGGCGGCGTTTCAGGCTTCAGCGTCTCGGAGGCTCAGATAGCCTATTCTTATTTGACGGCCCATTTCCTGGTGTTAAGCCTTCAGAACTCGGGAGGCCTTGGCGCCGTGCTTTCCTACCAGGGGCCTGCAAGCTCCGGTGGCGGCATCGTGCAGACAAAGTCAATAGACGGCGTTTCTATAGGTTACGCCTTCCCGGACTACGTCATCAACAGCCCTACGCTTTCCCAGTATTTGCGCACTGGCTATGGCCAAATTTACTTGCAGATGGCGACGCCTAAGCTCCCGGGTCGGCGCGTCATGGTAGTTGGCGGGGAACCGACGATAGACTCGGCGGACGCCATCAACAACTTGACTAGCTTCATCCCGACGGAAGTGCTATGAACGACGATCCTACCGTCTTTCATTTCGACGACTCAGGCATAAAGAACCTGCTCAAAGCGATGGAGTCGGATCACTTCCTGCGAGTCGGCGTCTTCGGCGGAGATCATAAGAAAGCGGGCGAGAAGAAGGCTGCGGCCAACAAGTTCGGAGGCAGGAAGAAGTCGAAGGAGTCTACAGGCATGACCAATGCCGAGGTTGGTTTCCTATGCGAATTTGGGAGACCGAAGCTTGGCAATAGGCCGAAGGTGCCTGCTCGCTCATGGCTCAGGACGCCCATCATCAACCACATCAACGATATCGCCAAAGAGTGCCAGGTCCAGTTCGAGGACCAGATCAAGGACGGCGACTCGGTCAAGTTCTTGAAGTACATGGGCGTGCGCGTGGAAGCCTACATACAGATGGCCTTTGATGAGCACGGCCCGGGATGGGATCCAAACACGCCATATACCATCGCTGAGAAAGGCTCGGCCGCTCCCAACATCGACACTGGGCAATTGCGGCGCGCCGTGGCGACTGAGGTTATATGAGCCTGCCACTTATGTATGAAGCTTTCAGCGGACTGACACAACAGGCGCAGTTCGCCATCTTGAACAAGACTCAGGAAAATTTCAACACGGTTGAGAGTATTGAAGTGCTGGGCTATATTCAAGCATCGCTTCAACCGCTTCATCCGAGGGAGATACTCTTGAAGCCGGAAGGCCTGCGACGCTGGAAGTGGTACACGATGATCTGCAAGGACGACATGCCAGTAGGCAATTACATCATGGACGCCCAGGGCATCCAGTACCGTATCATGTCCAAGCAGGACTGGCGCACTGGCGGCTCCGACTTCGTGCGCTACGAGATCATCCAATCATCGAAGGCGGGTTCAGAGGCTCCCTAATGCCGAAGAAAACCTACAACACGCCGACGACGACTACGATAGAGCCTGCGGTGCTGGTGGCAAATATCCTTCAAAGCGAGATGGGACTCACATCCAAGCAGATCGCGCTGGCCTATCAGAACTACGAAATACCGCCGGATGGTCCTTTCGTGGCGGTCGGCTATTTAAACCCTTCACAGCAAATTTCCAACATGGGCTATTTCGACTCGACGACAGCGACAGAGGTGCAGGAGACGGTATTCCTTCACACCATCCAGATCGAGATAATGAGCCTAGCCCCGGACAACTCAGCGCGCATACGCAAGGAAGAGATCGCCTTGGCGCTCAAGTCCTTCTATTCGCAGCAACAGCAAGATAAGAACGTCATGGGCATTGCTTGGCTTCAAGGCGACTTCATTGATGGAAGCTACGCTGAGGAAACGGCCATGCTCCAACGCTACATCACAACTTGCGCCGTGACGGCCCTGCATCGCAAGGTGAAGACAGCCGACTACTTCAGCACTTTCCCGATCGAACTGATAACGAGCGACCAGGCAGGCCGCGAGACGGACGTCAACATCAACCCAACGGAGGCCCCTTTCGGGGGATAAAAAACTATGTCTACTTCAGTGCTTCCTCTATCAACCGTCGTCTCAGTCTCGATAACTTCGGCGCCGTCTCTTCCACAGGTTCCGAACATCAACACTCTGGCTATCATAACGCAGGACCTTACCCCGGGCGGCTGGGCTGGTGGGCAGGCTTTCGCCATCTATTTCGACTTGGCTGAGGTGGCCGTCGACTTCAGCGTCACATCGAACACGTATGCCATCGCCCAGGGCTTCTTCGCGCAGAACCCGAACCCTCTGGCCGCCGGCGGCTACCTCGTCATTATACCGCGGCTTCAAAGCCCGAGCCTTGAAAGCGTAGTCGCATGCTTGACGAGAACGCAGCCGCTGGTCTATTATTTTTCCTTTGTCATCGACCAGGAGCTGACGACCTCCTCGCCGTCGACGTTCGCTTCTATCGCCGCCTATGCCCAGGCCAACAACATCATGTTCTTCTACACCTCGTCGAACCCGAACGACTGCAACTCTGGCTCGCCGCTGGACTTGGTAAGGCAGGCGGCTGACCAGAACACTCGGTGCAGCTATTACGGAGCGCCTCTCTTAAATGGAGCTG